GTGGAAACAGCCCTTACTCTGCGGCGAAAAATGCCTCATGCTCTCGCGCCACGCCTGATGGGCCTGAGCCGTTACTTGATCCACGGCGGCCTCATTAGCCCCCTCCTGGGCAAATGCGGACGAGAATGGAGCCGCGCTCACCACGAGCCCAGCGATAATCATCGCATGACACGCACCTAGCCTTATATTCAATCGCATACGGTATCTCCTTTAGCGGTTATCCCCCTTCGTCGCAGACAGCCTCTACCGTCTACGAAATACCTCCCGTCGTCCTGGTAATTGGCGGGCGCATGAGATGCCTACGCACAGCCTTGGCTCCGGTGATTAATCAGCTCTATAAGCAACAACGTCTTCTCGCGCCTTCCTCCCGTGAGATACATCACAGTTTGTGTCGTAAGATTTAATGTATGACGTAAGATTCTGATGCCCTATTCGCTAATGAACTGCGCGTGTGCTTTGGTGGAAGTGAGAATATGTAAGCCCATGCCGTCCACGCATTCATTCACGCGTTGCGCAAATAATCCAAGAGGTAATCGCGCAATCGCGTTCGATCTTCTTCCATGAAGCCCATTAGCGGCCGCCGCGCGTATCGGACCTCTTTGCCGCCCCGCTTGGCCCGGTCATTCAAACCGTATTGATGCACCCGTGCTAATCGCGCCACCCGACCGATGAAACCAACTTCGGCGCGCTCGGCGGTGGCGTTGGCTTTGAGCCAGCGTGCAGTGCGCAGCTTGACGAACATCGCTCCCTGCTTTCGGCGGATCGCGCCGCGCCTGCCGCGAATCGACGCGGTCTGCGGCTTGCGTGGTGGGTACGGCGTGCCATCCGGCGCCTGCTGCCGCGCAATCCGCCGCTGCTGCGAACGGCGCAGATCGCGGGCGATCGTCTGTGCGAGCTTGCGCCGCTCGGCCGGTTGCAGCCGGGCCAGCAGCGCACCGGCCCAGGTATCGAGCTGAACCAGCGGATCGGTCACCACAACGCGGTTGGATCGGCTGGCGGTTCGGGCGGATGCTCGAACGGCATGCTCGCGTGGCCTAGGATCACCGCTTCAGTCAGGTCGATTTCAATCGACACATCGACCAGCTCGGAGGTCATCATCTCGGTCTCGAACCGAATGCCGCGCGCGTTCGCCTCCATGTTCTTCAGCAGGTCCGGCTGTTCGACCTGCACAAACTGCACCACCGCGTGCGCCAGCGCGTCCATGTCCCCGGCAAAGTCCTGCAGGATCGCGGTTAATCGGTAGTCGTAGCACCAGCCATCGCCGGGTGCACCGGTCGCCCGGATATGGCCGCGCTCGACCAGGATCGACAGCCGCTGCGGATCGGCGGCCAGATCCGGCAGGGCCGCCAGCAGCGCGGCGCGGAAACGGCCCGGCTTGTTCATGTCGCTACAGCGCTACGCGATTCAGCAGCCAGCCGAACAGGAACCGTCGCTGGCTCGGGTTCATTTCCGCAATCGCGAGATAGCGCGTGGCCTGCAGGCCGTTGAAGCCGCGCAGCAACGCGGTGATGCCCTCCGGCCCGCGCCAGCGTACGAACGCGCGCAGCGCATCCAGCGTGACGGTGCCGATACAGCCGTCGATGCGCAGCGCAGCATAGTGGCCGCCGCCGTCATTGAAGGCGTTGAGCAGACGTTGCAGGAACGTCGCGGCGACGACCGGCCCCATGTTCACGCCGGTATCGATCAGCTCGGCGCCGAGAGCGGTATCGAGCGCGGCCACGTCGCCGAAACGCGGCGCGTCGATGTACTGCTTTCGCAGGATTGCGCGGGCGAGGGATTCGGGCAGGTTGCGCATGGCGCCGGTGTAGCCGTTCGCGCGCGCGACGGCTTCCGTGATGCCGAAGCGGGTGGCGCCGCCGGCATCGGCCGGATCGTTCGTCGTGCGTGCGCCGCCTTCGTTCGCCATGACGGCATCGAGGATGCGCTCGATACGCTGGTCTGCGGCGCTCATGCGGGCATCCTTGTCGGGTTGGTCTGCCGTTCGGCTACGGGGATGCCTTGGTGCGCGCCGATGAACGTCGCCGCGAGCTGGGGGAGGATGGCATTGCCATAACCGCGCAGTCGTCCCACCCGCGCGGGTACCCCATCAGCCAGCGGGCGTGCGCCGGGTTCAGCACTGGCCCGCCGCGTACCATCCGCGCAGCGTACGGTGTGGGTGCGGCCGTTCCACGGTGGTAGACCATGCGCACCTGCAGCGCGAGCGAGCCCGCGCCCCGTGCGGCCCGGCTGTAGCTCGGCAGTCCGGTCGAGTCGAACACCACCGGCGTCAGCCAGCCCTTGAGTGGGCGACGCTTCGGGCGTGCCGTGGTGGCGCTGATCTTCTCGGTCGGCGACCCAGTAGAGCCGTTGCCGGATGTGCGGCGCACCGACGCCCGCAGCGCACAGATCGGCGGCCCCGACACCATAGGCCACTCCTTCCAGGTCAGCGCGTACTCCGGCGAGCCATGTGCGTCCAAGTGCGCTTGCAACCTGCTCGCCAAACACCGTTGGAGGACGACACTGCGCGATGAGCCGGTGAAAGACCGGCCAGAGGTGCCGCGGGTCGTCGAAGCCGTGCCGGTTCCCCGCCGTACTGAACGGCTGGCATGGACAACTGCCGGTCCAGACCGGCCGGTCTGTCGGCCATCCGGCGAGCTGCAGGGCGTAGGCCCAGCCGCCGATGCCGGCGAAGAAGTGACATTGCGTGTAACCCTTGAGTTCGTCGGCTCGTACATCCGTAATGCTCCGCGTATCGATATCGCCGTGGGAGATGTGTCCCGCATCCATCAGCTGGCGCAGCCAGCGGGCGCAGAACGGATCGGTGTCGTTGTAATAGATGCTCATTTCGCCACCCGCCGCACGATCGAGCGGATGAGGTGCGCGAGGTCACCGCGATGAATCAGCAGCAACACGGCCAGCACCACGGCACCGCAGGCTTCCAGCGGCCCCGGTGGTGGACGCAGGCCGGCGGCGATCTTGATCGCCACCGCGGTCGCGCCGGCGATGGTCAGCCAGCTTGCCCAGGCGAGGCCCGGCCGATGGCGCGAGGCACCGCGGCGAAAGGTCAGCAGGCGCACGACGATCACGGCGCAGGCCGCGAAGGTCAGCAGGGACCACGGGGATACATCTAGGGGCATCGTCAGGTTCCTCGTTTGAACAGGCTGGTCAGATCGAACGCCTTCAGGCGTTCCACCAGTTGGGTGGTGACGGTGACGACGCTCGCGCCGGCCAGGAACGCGGCGACGCCGGTGCTGTGCAGCGGGAGGCGGTCCAGCAATTCCGGCGCGGCCACGTAGCCGGCACCGGCACTAATCGCCAGATAGATAGCGCGGCGGATCAGCGGCAGATCGCGCGCGCCGGTGACGAACAGCGCGCCGCCCGCGATGGCGCCGACCAGCGCATTGCCGTCGATGCCGGGCAGGAGTGTGGCGGCGGTCGCCGTCGCGACGGCGGCGGCAAGGGTGGTGCTGGCAGGTTCGGCCATCGATCAGTCCCAGAGTTGAAGAAGGGGTAAAGCGGGCGGCGTCACCGTGCTGCGCTCGGGCAGCACGATCACCGTGCCGAGCGGCAGGAACGGGCCATAGGCAGCGAGGCCACGATTGAGCGCGTAGACCGCCTCGACCACGCCGCGTGTCGCTCCGAGCGCACGCCAGCAGATCGCATCGACGGTGTCGTACTGGCGGGCAATGACCGTTGCCATCAGGCCGTGCCCATCAAATCAGCACCACGACGTTGCGCGGCCGGCCGAGCAGATCGGCAATCGCCCACTGCGCATTGCGCCGGAAGTCGTCCGCCGCGACGCTCTCGGCGTCCGCGCGATAGTCGCCGGCGCGGGTGCTATCCCAATCGCGATACTTCTCGGCCAGGTCGGCCTGCACCGTGGACGCAAGCGCGCGCTGATAGCGATGCACGATCGCGCTGGCGCCGGCCACGGTGTCGCCCACATCGGCGGCGGACGTCCAGCCCTGACCGACCCAGCGCGCCTTGGCGATGGCGAGCTGCGCATTGACGTCCAGCATCGCCTCGATGGCTGCCGCACGCAGGCGCGCCGGCGTGACGTTGCCGGTGAGCCGCGTGGCGGCGCGCAGGGCGCCCAGCGCGATATCCGGCCAGAACCCATCATTCGCGAGTGGTACGCCATCGTCCGGCACGCCGATGGGCGCGGGCGTGCCGCCGTTGGCGATCAGGGCGCCCATGCAGGCAGGCCGGCGATACATAGGAAAGAGACAGGCATCGAAACGTTCTCAAGAAAGAGGACAGGCCCGGCAAAAAATCGGCGGTGGACGGCGGGTGCACGATGACCCCGAGGGGTTCGATTCCCCGCCGTGCCGCCGGGCGCCAGGGGGAGGCTCAGGGGTCACCTTTCGATGACGAGGTATTTCGCAGCTGGCGTTCCAGCTGCTCGATCTCTTTTTTCGCGCCGACCTTGTCGTGCAGCTCGACCGCGCGGCGCAGATACGTGAGGGCGTCGGCAGGCGCGTCGGCTTTGAGTAGCCGGCCGGTGGCAAACAGCAATTTGGCGCGGACCTGGTCCGGCATGTCATGGCCGGTGGTCAGCGCCTCGACGGCATGCAGCACGGCCACGTCGAACGGCTTTTTCGCGTCATAGGCGCGCAGCGCCTGCTCGGCCGGTTCCTCAGCGATCAGCGTCGCCGGGGTGCGCTGGAAGCGGTCCGGCAACGCCAGTCGATGCGCGAGTACGTAGCGCGCGATGCGCAGTGCACCGGCGAAGTCGCCCGCGTCCAGCCGCCAGCACATCACATAGCCGAGCACGTCATCGGGCGCGCCGCTGCCCGTCGCCAGTACGCTCTCGACGTAGTCCGCATACTCGGGTAGCACCTCGGCTTTCACCGCGATCTTGCGTTCGACCGACTGCACCAGTTTCAGCCGGCGCCGGTCAGTGTCGAGCTTGGCGCGGATCAGCGCCTGCGCCTGCGCGGCGCCGCGATCCAGCACCACGCCGGCCGCGGTCAGCGCGGAGGCCCGTGCCGTCAGTACGCGCTGCTGGTGGCGCTGAGCGGGGGACGTCATCGGCTCACGCATGCGTGCCGGTCCAGTCGCCGAGCTGGATGTTCTCGATCAGCACCGCCAGGCCGTTGTCCTCGACCACGTACGCATCGTTGCTCGATTCGTAGTTCGCGATGCGGTCGCGTTTGGGCTCGTCGATCAGCGCGCGGCGGCGGCCACCTTCCTGGTAGTAAATCGAGAGGTTGTCCGGTCGCGTGATCAGCAGGGCATTCGGCGGGAAGGACGGCGCGACCAGGCCAGGCAGGCCGCCGATCGCTTTCTGGCTGACCAGCAGCTGCGAGGCCAGCTCATCGGTCGCGCGCTGGTCGCGATTGATCACCGGGAAATATTTGTCGTGCATCAGCGCGCGGCCGACATGCGCGCGCAGCCCGCCATCTTCCTGATACCAGGGATCGAGCAGGGTGATCGCGTCATAGACCAGCGCATCGAGGTTGGCGTAGTCGCCACCGGGACCGACGCGGACCTTGCCGGAGGCTGGGACCACCTCATGCATCACCCGCTCGGGCGCATCTTCGCGCAGATGCTGCAGCCAGCCCTTGTTGAGGTCCTGCAGCAGCGGGAAGGCCGCGAGGTCGCTGTCGGGCGCGACATGCGTGCCGGTCCAGCCGATCATTAGTCGGTCGAGCGCCTGCCGCTGCACGATCGCATCGCGCAGCATGGTCTGGAAGTTGGGGAACTTCGCCCAGGCGTCCAGCTTGCCGTAGCCGATCGCGGTGTCGCTGTTGGTTTTCTCGCAGACATAGCCGCGCTCGCCCAGCTTGGAGACGTCGCGTGGGCTGCGTTCTTTGTTGGTCGTATCGGTGCGACTCGCGATGGGACCGGAGACGCCGAGCTTCAGCTTGGCGCCGGATTTCTCCACGACGCCCACCACGTTAATTTGGCGCAGGTAGGCGCTCGATTCCTGCATCGCCTGTTCCAGCTTCTGCTGGATAGTCGGCTGCACGTCGAACTGTTCGATGGCGCTCGGCACGCCGTTGAGGTGGGCGACCTGAGTCAGGAAGGCGTTATAGGCCAGGCGGGTATCGGTACGCATCGGGAGTCTCGAAAGGGGGAAAGGTCGGGCGGCGCAGATCGCGAGGCGTTAGAACGTGGTCAGTACCCGGCCGTCGCCCTGCGCGGTCGGGCGGGTCGTGCCCGGCGCCGCGGTGCGGTCGAGCAGTTGTTCGAGCCGGGCCAGTCGTTGGGTCAGGTCATCGACGCCACGTCGATGCGCGCGAATGTCCTGATCGACCTGCTGCAGCTGCTCGGCGGTGCGCGTGCTTTGCGCCTGTCCGTGTTCGGCCACTTCGTGCAGGGCTTCGGCCAGATCGGCAAACCGGGCGTCATCGCTGGCGGCCTTCTTGGCGAAGCGCTGACGCACGCGTTCCAGCACGCCAGGCGCATCCGTGGCGTCGATGAATTCGATGGCGGTTTCGGTGGCGACGCTGAAGGCGTTGTCGGCGTGCTGCTTGCGCGCGGTCAGCGGACTCTCGGCCGGGTTTGCGGCGGTGAAGGCGAGCATCTCCGTGCCGAGGCTGGCCGGCGTATCCGTGACCGCAAGGCCGACGAGATACGCCTTGCCGGTGCCGGCGAACTTGGGGTTGACCTCGATACTGGAAAACACCTTCTGCATGCCACGCGTGAGCCGCACCAGATCGTCGGTCGGCGTAATCGCCACGAACAGTTCCAGCTTGCCGCTGGCGTTCTCGATGGCCTGGGCGCGATCGACCACGCCGTAGTTCTTGAACGGCGAATCGGGCAGGGCGCTGCGGATGTGTTCGATGTTGACCGTAGCGCGATAGACGGCCGGGTCGTAGCTCTCGGCCATCTGCTGAATCCATGCGCGGTCGATCACGCGGCCATCGGCGGTGGCGCCTTCGGTGGCGACGCGGAACGTTTTGGATTTCTTGACGGCCATGAACTGCCTTGGGGCGATGAGGTGCCGCCAGCATTGCGAGGCGAGCTACTGAGCGGCAACGCGAGGCGGTTCTGTGCAGGCCGTGGCAGAACGCGGCGCGCGCGAGTTGCCGGAAGGCGCTCCCTACGCTTGCTGCATGCCGAATCCCGCCGATGCCCTCGACCCGCGCCGCCTTGCGCGCGACCTGTATTTCCAGGGCTGGTCGATCACCGCGATTGCCGAAAAGCTGGGCGCCGCGCGCTCCACCGTCGAGGCGTGGAAGCAGCGCGGCGGCTGGGCGTCGATGGCGCCGATCGACCGCGTCGATCACACGCTGGAAGCGCGCATGTGCCAGCTGGTGCTCAAGGACGAAAAGAGCGGCGCGGACTACAAGGAAATCGATTTACTCGGCCGGCAGCTCGAACGCCTCGCGCGCATTCGCCGCTACGAGGCGCCGGGCGGTCACGAGGGCCATCTCAATCCGGCGGTGGCGAACCGCAACCGTGGGCCGCGAAAGAAAACGGCGCGCAACGACTTCAGCCCGGAGCAGGCGCAGCGATTGCGCGACGCCTTCCGCGATTCGCTGTTCGGCTACCAGCGCGGCTGGCACACCGCCGGCCTGACCGAGCGCATCCGCAATATCCTCAAATCGCGACAGATCGGCGCGACGTGGTATTTCGCCCGCGAAGCCCTGATCGATGCGATCGACACCGACCGCAATCAGATCTTCCTGTCGGCCAGTCGCGCGCAGGCGGATGTTTTCCGGCAGTACCTGACGCAGTTCGCGAAGGATGCCGCTGATATCGAGCTGCGCGGCGATCCGCTGATCCTGCCGAGCGACGCCACGCTGTATTTCCTCGGCACCAATGCGCGCACCGCGCAGAGCTATCACGGCAACCTGTATTTCGATGAGTATTTCTGGGTCCATAGCTTCCAGACGCTGCGCAAGGTGGCGTCGGGCATGGCGATCCATAAGCGGTGGCGGCAGACCTACTTTTCGACGCCCTCGGCGCTAAGCCACGACGCCTACCCGTTCTGGTCGGGCGCGCTGTACAACAAGGGGCGCGCCAAAGCCGACCGGATCGAGCTGGATATCTCGCACGCGGCGCTGGCCGGCGGGCTGCGCTGCATGGACGGGCAGTGGCGCCAGATCGTCACGGTGCTGGATGCCCTCGCGGGCGGCTGCGACCTGTTCGACCTGGAACAGCTGCGGCTCGAATACAGCGAGGACGAGTTCCGCCAGTTGCTGCTGTGCGAATTCATCGATGACGGCGCGTCGGTGTTTCCATTCACGCTGATCCGGCGTTGTCTGGTCGATAGCTGGGACGTGTGGGACGACGTGCGCTTCGACGCGCCGCGCCCGATCGGCAACGCGCCGGTGGCGATCGGCTTTGATCCGTCCAAGGGAACGCAGGGCGGCGATCCATCCGGCTGCACCGTGCTGGCGCTGCCGCAGGCCGGGCGCGACGGTTTCCGCATCCTCGAAAAGCACCAGTGGCCGGGGCAGGACTTCGATGCCCAGGCGACCTCGATCCGGGCGCTGTGCGACCGCTTCAACGTGGTGCATATCGGCATCGACGTCACCGGCATGGGAACCGGCGTGTATCAGCTGGTCCGGCAGTTCTTTCCGGCCGCGACACCGATCACCTATTCGCCCGAGGTGAAGGGCCGGATGGTCCTGAAAACCCATGACGTCATGTCCAAGGGGCGGCTGGAATTCGACGCCGGCTGGACCGACCTCGCCGCCGCCTTCATGGCGATCCGCAAGACCGTCACCGCCAGCGGTCGCCACATCACCTACGACGCCAGCCGATCCGCCGAGGTCGGCCATGCCGACCTCGCATGGGCGGTGATGCACGCCCTCATGGTCGAGCCGCTGGAGGGCCGCGCGGCCCACGACCGAAACATCCTGGAGTTTTATTGATGCGTCCACGTAAACGACGACCGGCCAAGCCGACGACCGAAACGCCGATCCCTACGGGTTGCATGGAAGCCTTCGCGTTCGGCGATCCCGAACCGATCGATCGCGCCGCACTCATGGACTACGCGGAAATCTGGCAGAACGGTCGCTGGTATGAGCCGCCGGTCAGCCTGCGCGGGCTCGCCAACATGACGCGGATGGCGCCGCATCATTCGTCGGCGCTGTATGTGAAACGCAATCTCTTGGTATCGTCGTTCGTGCCGACGCGCACGCTGTCCGTCGATGACTTCGCGGCCTTCGCCACCGACTACCTTACGTTCGGCAATGCGTACCTGGAAAAGTTGCCGGCGTTGTCGGGGCGGCTGCTGTCCCTGCGCCGCTCGCCGGCGCTGCATACGCGCGTCGGCATCGCGCCCGGCGTGTTCTGGTTCGTGCCGACGAACGGCATCGAGCACGCATTCGCGCCGGATCGGGTCGTGCATCTGCTGGATGCGGACGTGCATCAGGAAATCTATGGCGTGCCGGAATACCTGAGCGCACTCCACGCCGCCCAGCTCAATCGCTCGGCCACGCTGTTCCGGCGCAAGTATTACGACAACGGCTCGCATGCAGGTTTCATTCTCTACATGACCGATCCGGCGCAGAATCAGGCGGACGTCGATGCGATGCGCGAGGCGCTGAAGCAATCGAAGGGGCCGGGTAACTTCCGCAACCTCTTCATGTACTCGCCGAACGGCAAGAAGGATGGCATCCAGCTCATTCCGATCAGCGAGGTAGCCGCACGCGATGACTTCGCGGCGATCAAGAACACCAGCCGCGACGACATGCTGGCGGCGCATCGCGTGCCGCCGCAGCTGCTCGGCGTCATCCCGGTCAACGCGGGCGGCTTTGGCGATGTGGAAAAGACCACACGCGTCTTTATGCAGAACGAGATTGCACCGCTGCAGGCGCGCATGCTTGGCTTGAATGCGCGGATCGGAGCCGAGGCGTTCCGGTTCCGGCCAATGGCGCAGAGCGAGGCTTAGCCGGCGTATTGCCGGTGCAGGCTGTATAGAAGGAGTGCGGTACCCGCGACCGTCATTAGCTTGCCGCTGGTGGACATACGCCATTCGCCCGAACGGCTGGCTTGATAGACGCCATTCAAAGTGGAAGCCTTCGCCGGGGCTTTCACATAGAGGGAAGTCCCGACAAAGCAGAGTGCTGCGGCGGCCCTTAGAAAGGATATGGGCTTCGGGAGAGTGTGGAGCGCGTCGATCCCCAAAAGCAAAAGCAATGTGATCCAGGCAATTTTTGCGACGGGTAAACCAGTCTTATCAGTCATAAGCATCCTTCTTCATGACGACGGGGGAGAGCTAGCCAGAGGGTGTCCAGTGGCGGCGTTTCCGGTGTGTGACGGGAATGCTTGCGGGCGGTGAGGCGACAGGCGGCGGCGTGAATGACGCCGAAGGATCGGATTGTCCCGCTGGGTCCGTGCGCTCATGACGAATGCGTTTGTAAATTTCTTCGCGGAAGACCTCGACGTGCGGAGGCGCTGCGATGCCGAGCCGCACATAAACGCCATCGACACGGGAAACGACGATCTCGATGTCGTCGCCGATCCTCAAGGTTTCGCCGACATGGCGGTCTAAAATAAGCATGGCCCTTTCGAATGCCGAAATTTATCATTTGTGGTGCTTAATTCATACAACATGAGCTTCATTCGGGATGCCGCATAGAGGGGTACGCAATTGCGGCACGCTCGGCCTCGAGGCTCGAAAGAACGGCATCAATTTCTTCCATCTCAAGGGCCTCTGGCACATCAATCGAATAGCACCCTGCTTGATCCAGTCCTACTGTATTGCAGCCCAATTTTCGGAGTTCATCCAATACCTGATCAATATTATTATTTTGCTTAAGTCGGAGAATCCATATAGTTGTTCTTTTAGAGCGAGCGACATGACGCCATGAAACTACATTGCCGTCCGAATCGAATTTCTTCACGGCGATCACATCATCTACAGATAAATCTTTTACGAATAAAGGTGGCTTCGTAAGTCGATATCTTTCGGCAAGTCCTATCGTAAACGGCAAAGATTCGACTGCAAAAGGGGGCCAATCTTCTTCGACCTCTAGGGCGAATTTAAGCGACATGAGTTCTGGGTTTTTCTTATGGGCCGTCATTTTTATGCCTCTGTATGTGGCAAGTTGGGCATAGAACCACGGCTTCGCTATGCCGTCCGCCGCCATCCTTAATTGCAGGATCGTGATGTACTTGTGCTTGATTTGATGGTGTGGAGACACCTTTTTCATTCTTTATATTTTCTAGCGGTTTACCGCAATCTGCGCACGCCATCTTACCGCCGTTAGCTGTGGCACTTTCCGCCTTAGCGGCGTTTCTTTCTGCACGTGTAAAGTCTCCGACACGCCGAGTACCTTTTGCTACTGCGCTAGCTTCCTTAAGTACCTTCGCCGCAATTCCGCCAACTTCAGGTATAGCGCCAATGGCGGCAACGGTGATATTCAGCACCGAAGGATCTTTCGCCGCCTCGTAGATATTCTGCGCATCGCCTGCGACCGGAACCATACCAACGGCAATTGGAATCGCCTGCTGCGACGCTTGCAACTCGCCCGCCGCTACGGCTGGATCGTTCATGCGATTCTCTAGTTCTATCCCGGGTTCGTCGTACTGCCGGCCATCCGGGTCAGTGTGCTCGATGGGATTATTTGCCGCATAGGCATACCGATTGAAGCTGAATCCGTTGCCTGCGCTGGGCGCCACCGGGTCAATGCTCAGGAATCGACCCAAGGCGGGATCGTAGTAGCGCGCTTGCATGTAGACGAGCCCGGACTCCGGGTCATTCACATGCCCGGTATAACCCGGTCCATTCGGGGCCGCGCCCAGGCTCGCGACCGTTGCGCCGTAAGGCGCGTAGTCGTAGCGGGCGATGACATTGCCGCTGGCATCCGTCTTCACCAGCGGTGTGCCCTGCGGATCGGTGTAGTAGTAGTGCACCGTGCCGGCATGCGAGAGGCCGCCCAGCAACAACCACAGGCTGGCGATGTTCAACAGTGTCTTGAGTCGCTTCATGAGCGTTGACCTCCCTGAGTTCCGCCCGCTTCCAATTTTTTGTGTGCTGGTCATGAGCCCGCTCCTTCGACGTCGCCCGTCAAGGTGAAGGTGGAGCTATTGACGTTGGCGCCTGCGGCGTTGAAGAAATCGACGCGGACCTGATAGGTGCGCGCATGCGACCCCGAATTGCTATTGAATCCGCCGGTGGTGTACTGGCTACTGGGGTTGCTGCTGAGGCCGACCGGCGATGCCGCGCCATTTGTATAGTTGCCGCCGGCATCGCCGAATCCGGCAGGTACGCCCACCAGTGTCCAGGTGTACTGCACGCTGGCTGCGAAGGTGGGCACGGGTCCCGACGTCTTGAGCAAATGCGGCGACCCCGCCGTGTTATAGAACACCTCCCACGTATTGCCACTGGCGATATCGAAGCCAATCAAAGCCGAACCGGTACCGCTGCGCACCGTGTAAGTGTTCGAGATGGACTGGCCATTGATCGGGAGACTTGTCGGCATCGCGACAGTCACGGTACCGACGGCACTGTACGCACTGCAGCCGGAGCCATTGCAGGCCTGGACCTGATAGCCGTAGTTGCCGTTCACACGCCCGCTGGTACTCCAGCTACCGCCCGTTCCGCTATACACGATGCTCCAGCCGCCGCCGTTGACCTGTTCCTGCAGGTTGTAACCCGTGGCCGTAGCGACACCGTTCCAGCTGATCGTATAGCTGCCGGTGGTGTTGTTGCCGGCCGGCACGCTGAGCCCCGGTGTGGCGGGTGGAT